CGGAGAAGAAGGGCACGTTTATTTCTGTTCCGTGGCTGGAAAGGTTGGTGGTTCTTCGGGCACACCTACCACAGCAGGCGACATGATGATTTGTCTTGCAGATGATACTGCATCTGGGAATCAGGCGACTGTAGGTACATCTTGGGTTGTTATCAGCTCGGCTGCATCTTCGGTGGACGGCCCCGCAACCGCTACTGATGGGGCGATGTGCGTTTTTGATGGCACGACCGGTAAGGTTTTGAAGGCCGATGCACGGTTGGGTGCAGCGTTGGTAGCAGGTCCTGCGAGTACTGTCACGGATGGGGCGTTGTGCTTTTTTGACACTACGACAGGCCGACTCATTAAACAAGGATCCGCGCTTCCATCAAATACCACGGCAGCCTCGATCGATATTAATGGTGGCACGATTGATAATGTCACTATGACGGGTGGCGTAATCGTTTATTGGGCTCCTGCAGTGCAGACACTCCAGGCACTCATCACAAGTATTACGGATGCTACTGCCACCAAACAATATACGATTATGGTGCCCCCTGGATATATTGAGGGTGCGACGATCACGGCATCTTCTCCATTGCTCCTAAAGCCGTTCATAAATCTCAGGGGCGCGGGTGGTGCTGGACGTGTGACCGTGTTTCACAATGTCGGTGTGAGTTTCCTTGACGCGGCCATGACCACAGGAACTCAGCGTCTGCGACTTGAGGGCATCCGGTTTGAGACAGTGGCTTTGATCTTGACCGCCGCTTCTCATGTGATGTCCGTGGCTATCATTGATTGTCCTATCAATAGTGCATCGTCCATCAAATTCACGGGCACGTCCTACGCGGCTCCCTCTGCGCTCGAACTCCGTAATTTGAATATTGACAACAACACGACAGCAAATCTCTACAAATTCTGTCAGGTCTCCTTCTGGAATTGCACACTATTAGGACTTTACTTCCAGGATGCGGATGCCTATCATTTCGGGTGTGATATTAGCTCGGGATGTAATATGCTCAACACCGGAAGCGCAGGCGGATGGTTTGAATTCAACAATTGTAAACTCGATCAGATGACGTTGGGTAGTGAAGTTTCCGAGAGTGTGCTAGCCACGTTAGGCGTAGGTGGATCGGAAAATATCCAGGTCCACGGCGGCCCCTTTGTTGGCTACACCGCCCCCGGAAGCTTGGCCTCGCTCATTCGTTTCCGGGCTGGTACAGAGTACTTCTGCACCACGGACTTCAAACTGTATGTCAAAACCGCGCTGGTTGGAACCAATACCTGGGCCGTTGTTGGATCGCAGGCGACCTAGATGAAACCTTTTCAGAGAATCAAACGCTGGTGGTTTAAGCCCACAACCCTCGCATTTATGCAGGGCACGGGCAGTATTCTTGATATTGCTGCGGTAGGAACCCCTATTCCGGAGGTTAAAGGGCTGCCCAAGAATTTCACTTCCACTAGTATCCCTAAGGTATCAAAATGAAGCTCGTCGCCCCAGGTAAATCCATCACACTCTCGGCTGTGAGGCCGAATGAGGGTGTACGTATGGATTACCAGGGGAAAGTTATCGCACTTGTGAATAAGATGCATGATGAATTGCTTCACGGTATCAAGGAAATTTACCCTAATCTTCCAGGTATTGCGCAGGATTACGCGACAGTCAAACAACTAAGCGCCATGATGGAACACGTTGCAGCGGAATGGAAAAAGAAATTTGCGGTTGAGTCTAAGAAGATTGCCTTGGCATTCGCGAATCATTCTATGAAGGCCACGGATGTATCCTTTGCCACCGGGCTCCGTAAGGCCGGATTTACGGTCAAGATGCAGATGACCCAACCCATTCAAAACATGCTCGACACGCTGGTTTCACAAAACGTTGCCCTCATTCGATCTATAGGTGAGCAACATCTAGCCGATGTCCAAGGCATGGTAATGCGCAGCGTTCAGGGTGGACGGAGCATGGGAGAGTTGACAAAAAACCTTGGCAATCTAGTAAAGCTCAACCGCAAGCCGTTGGAATCTGATGTCTCGCTCCTCGCTCGAACTAAACGTCGTGCCGCATTCATCGCTCGTGACCAGAACAATAAAGCAACGGCTAATATCCATCGGGCACGCCAGCGGCAGTATGGAATCACGCATGCTAAGTGGTTGCACACGATGGCTTCGGTTCACCCGCGAGAAACCCATGCAGAGTTTAATGGAGAGACCTACGCGATAGAAGATGGGCACGATTTTAATGATGATCTTGGTCCTGTGATTCCGGGCGAGGCATTCAACTGTGGCTGTTGTTCAATTTCTATCATCCCCGGTATGGAAGATGTGAGTGAAAAAGAAACTTCAGAGGAGCAAGCGTCATGAGGGCTAACTCCATTATTGCGTTCGACAAGTCCACAGTCCGTACCGTGGATATTCAAGGATTCCTTCATGTTTCCGGTTGCAATATTTCTAAGGCTACCGTGAATGATTATTTCGGGGCTGAGATTCCAAATTGGGAACAACTTAACCTGGATTCTGCGAAGCGCTATAGTATTCTGCGCCCTGCGGATGAACTGGAAAAAGCAGCTGCCACGTTTAACAATTTACCTCTCCTCGACACGCACATTGAGGTTGGAGCGATCGATCTCGAAGACCCAAACATTAAGAAGCACATTGTGGGCAGCACCGGAACCGAGGCTGAGTTTGTTGGTCCCTATCTTCAGAACAGTCTTGTTATCTGGACAGCAGGGGCGATTGCGGGGGTTGAAACCAAAGAACAGACAGAACTTTCTTGTGCCTACCGTTATGACATCGACATGACGCCCGGTGATTTCGAGGGCAAGCGCTATGATGGGTCAATGAAGAACATCGTGGGAAACCACGTTGCTCTTGTTGGGGAAGGTCGTGCTGGGCATGACGTGGTGGTGGCGGATAGTAAATTGGTCGAAGACATAATTGTTAATCTCCCAGACCACAAGGACAACGAGGGTAAGTCTGCGCCATGGGTCATTAAATCGGAAAAGGACGGCTCAGTGCTTTGGAGCGGAGCTTCGAAAGAAGATGCTCAAAAGCGTCTGGCTCACATGCATTCGTTTGCCAAGGATGGCGGCCCTGGTTCTGGCCCGCAAGGCTCCTCAGATCGTGCAGAGGGTGCCACGCGCTACGCCAAGGCCAATAACTCAACCAAGAATCACATGACCGCAAGCCGTCTTCATCTCACGGCGCAGAAGGAGCATCAAATGGCAGGCAACACTAAAGAGGCCGAACAGCATCGTATCGCGGCCATTGGTCACGCAAACGCGGCTCGGGTTGCCCCTGTCCGGGATGAAGACTGTTCCATGACTAAAGATATTGCCGAACGTAAAGACATGAGTCCCAAGTCAGGCCTCACCAAGTATGGCAAGACCGAGTTCGCAGACCCTAAAAATCACAAGTATCCAATCGATCGCAAGCACATTGCCAATGCGGCGAGTCGCTGGGGCAACCTATCCAACAGATCGAAATATTCAAAGGAGGACCAAGCCAAGATCACACAAAGAATAGAGTCTGCAGAACGAAGATTCAAAATCGGCAAATTCGCCGAGAGCGGGAAAGCCAACGATTCAATGGAGGCCCCCATGGGCAAACAAAAGGCAAGGACCCTTACGCCACAAGGGCTAATTACTAGAGGCGCACTTTTCATGTATCTTCGTCCGCGCATGGCAGCGGACGCGGTGCTAAAGCTCACGGACCTTAATCCCGTCCTGAAGAGCATCACTCCTGGTCGCTACAGCAAACAGCTTCCCGGCGTCATCGGCGCAGTGAAGGCTGCGTTCGGCGGCAAGCTGGCCAAGGATGCTGATCTCGACATCGAGGAGCTTAAGGATCTTCTCCAGTCCCTCCACGAAGCCAAGGAGGACGGGGGCGAGGAGGAAGAAGAAGATGCAGATGATGCCAAGATCCCCATGAAAGATGAGGATGTTGATGCTGCAGACGATGATGACGATGATGACGATGATGACGATGTCAACGCGGCGGGTGCCAAGCTCATGAAGATGTTGAGTAATTATGACATTCCCGAGGCAGATCTTCAGACCATCCATGGGCTCATCGTCGCGATCAGCAAACCTGTTGGGACGGATGACGATGTCGATGCCGCGGATGGCGACAACGATGACGATGATGACGGAAAGGGCGGATTCCCCGCCAAGAAAAAACTTGAAGAGGCGCTTATGCCGCAACCCATATCTAAACCTGCCATGGACGCGGCCCTAGATGCCCAGAAAAAGGCCACCATTGCGGAAGTTGGGGCTCGCTTTCAGGCTGGCGAAGATGTCTTCGCCATCTGTGGCAGGCTGGATGTTCTTACGATGGATTCGGCTAGCATCTACAAAATGGCGCTTGACCAGAAGGGCATCGATACCAAGGGTGTGCATCCATCTGCTTTCAAGGCCATGGTCAAGATGATCAAGACCTCTTCTGAAACTGGAGTCCCTATTCTTGCTGCTGATGCCGCTGGAACCAAGGATTTCCTTACCCGTTATCCCTCTGCTGCTAAAACGCGAAAGGCTTAATCATGGGCTTCCAAAGTCAAGTCAATCTCTATCCGGCTCCTGGCGTCGAAGGTGCCCGAGCCTCTAACAATGTGGCTACCTGTGTGGTTGCTGGTCCTGGTGGGTTGGTCGCGGGTGCGGCTGGCGCGCGCGTTGGTGCTTTCGCCTGGAATACTGCGGGCGTGGCCAATAGCTATTGCTATACGGCCCTTGTGCCGGATGGTTTCGTCTCCAACGAACAGCAGGCTCTGATCACCACATGGCTAGCCGATTCGACTCAGCTCGTCGCTCCTTATACTCCCGTCACCGAGTACGACCGTGGTGATTTCTGGGCACGAAGCGTTTTCACTGAGTCCACCATTGGTCAAAAGGTCTACGCAAATGTGCTGACCGGTCGCATTTATACAGCCGCCACTGCCGCTTTCCCCGTCACTCCTGCTGGGACCACGGGCACCATTACGGCGTCCACTTCTGTTTTAGGCGTCATGACGCCCACTGCGGGTAGCATCTATCTCGCTCCAGGTATGCTTGTCACTGGCCCCGGCTATCCTGTTGGCACTTATATTAACTCTCAGGTCACTGGCGCAGCGGGCGCTTGCAGTTCTGCTACCTATCAGCTCACAACGCTCCCTCCCGTCGCCCTTGCCTCTTCGACCGTCGTGGTTTGCACGACCGAAGACCTTGGTGGTTCGACCACCAGTTCTTGTTCTTGCAGCCAGAGCAGCGCGACCTTGACTGTTACCACCCGGACTAACGGCAATATCTACAAAGGGCAGCGCGTTTCGGGCACGTACATTCCCACCGGGACTTATGTCTCTGCCCTCGTGACCTATAACGACGCGCTCGGCACTGGCACCCTTACACTCTCGGCAGTAGCTACTGACACAATCAGCGGCGCAGCCATCCTGTTTAGCCCCTGGATTGAAACGCCCTGGTATGTCAAGAGCGCGGGCAACGTGGGCGACCTCATCAAAATCGGCATCCGGAACTAGAGGCTAACATGCGACAACACCCTGACATTGCCCTCCTTGCCGATACCTACGGAATCGTTATTCCTGGTGCGGTTGATTATATTAGCTCCCAGATGGGCATGGATGCCCGGTCTCGGCTTCTCATGGATGTGGCCCCTACTAATGCCCTTCAGTCCCAGCTTGTCACGGCTACGAATGCTGGTATCCCCGCGTTTCTAGCTAACTATCTCGATCCTGAATTGACCCGCGTTTTAACTGCTCCTTGCAAGTTTGCTGAAATTTTTGGCGAGCGTAAAAAGGGCGACTGGACCACCAAGACTGCTATGTTCCCGGTGATCGAGTCTAGCGGCGAAGTTAGCAGCTACGGCGATTACAACAACAACGGCAGCGTAGATGCAAATGCTAATTATGAGTCTCGTCAGAGCTACCATTATCAGACATTCACCCGTTGGGGTGATCTTGAGCTTGAAATGGCTGGGTTGGCTAAAATCGATTGGGCTGCTGAGCAAAACATTGCCTCTGCCCTCGTCTTTAACAAGGCCCAGAACAAAACTTATGCTTTGGGAGTTACCGGCCTTGCTAATTATGGCTGGCTCAATGACCCCAGCTTGAATGCAGCTCTCGTGCCTATGACCAAGTCCACCAGTCCTTATGGCACCACCTGGGGCGTCGGCACTGGTCTTGAAATCTGGACCGATATCCTGGCGATGTTTACCCAGGCCCAGGTTCAATTGCAAGGCAATGTGGATATGAGCGCGAAGATGAAGCTCGTCATGAGCCCGCTTATTGAGCCCAATTTGCTCAAGGCCATGTCCAATGTTTATGGTACTAGCAGCGTTGAGGATTTCCTCAAGAAGGCAATGCCTAATTGTACCGTCGAAACCGCTGTAGAATATAACACCTCTGCCGGGCAGCTCGTGCAATTGTTCATCGAATCCGTTGATGGACAGAGCACGGGTTTTTGCGCTTTCACAGAGAAGTATCGCGCTCACGCCATCGTTCGCGATACCAGCTCCACTCACCAGAAAAAGAGTGCTGGGTCTTTTGGTGCCATTGTCAAGATTCCAGCTGCCATCGTACAAATGATCGGGGTCTAAAGCATTACTCTGCAATTCAACCAATGCCTAAACAATGAGGTTTTATTATGGCTGAAGTAACAATCATCGGATGCAAACTGCCCGGCGGGCTTTATCTCCAAGTGGGGGCCCAGACGATTCGGATTAACGGAAAGTCGCGATACAACATGCCCTCCCCTACCCAGGTGAGCCCAAACATAGATGTCGAGTACGGAGACGGACTCACAACTGTGGATAAGGCATTTGCGGAAGCGTGGTTCGCCGAACATAATGATTATGAGCCGGTTCGTCAAAAGCTCGTTTATATGAGCCCGAATCGAAATGATGCCGTGGCTAGGGCCAAGGATACCGAAGCGCAGAAGGTTCCGGGGCTCGATCCCATGAACCCAACTGAGATTAAGAGCATCACCCCCGCTCCGATTATGGGCGCGGGCAAAGGCAAACGGTGAGGTTAGTATGACTGCAATAGTGTTCGACTTAGCTGCTTTCAAAATCCGCTACCCAGAGTTTGCGGCAGCGGGCGACACTCTGCTAGCGGCTTACTTTACCGAAGCCACGCTTTATTGTAACAATTCGGATGGTAGCCTCATTCGTGATACTACCATCCGAAGTTTAATTCTAAACATGCTCGTTGCTCATATCGCTGCATTGGCTGCCGCTCCTCTCGTGGGACGTGTCAATTCGGCGACTGAGGGTAGCGTCACTGTACAGGCTACAATGGCTGCCCCGGTCTATGGCCGGGCGTGGTTCGATCAGACTAAATATGGTGCTGCCGCTTGGCAGGCAATGAGTCCTTACCGGCGTGGGTTCTATATTCCTCCGCCCATGACTCCCACAACCTACATTCCCGAGGCATAAGATGACCACGGCTTTCATGGGTGGTGAAGGTTTATCAAGCAAACTGCAGGAAATGATGCAGAAACTTGGTGTAACTGCAACTACCCGTGTAGGTTTTTTGGAGGGTGCGACTTATGATGATGGGCAATCCATTGCTGAGGTCGCATTCATCAATGAGTATGGCCACTCGATACCAGTCGGCCAAAGTGGTCAGGCGGGCCCCATGATGGCCGTCCCTCCGCGTCCCTTCTTTCGGAACGCCATTTCACAAAATTCTGCACAGTGGGGCGAACTTTTGGCCAATGCGTTAAAGACAAACGATTATGATTCCACACAAGCAATGGGCATGACTGGGCTAGTGATTGGGGGGCAGATACAAGCCTCGATTATGAGTGATGTGGGCCCGCCTAACGCGGAATCTACCAAATTGCGAAAGAATTTTGCAGGCGGCGCATCTATGACTCTCCGAGACACGAAGGATATGCTTCGGGCAGTCTCTTACCAAGTCGAGTCGGGTGAACAGGTTAAAGTGAATGAAGGTGCTGGATGAACCTCCATGGTGCGGCTTCCGTCGTTAGTGCTATAAATCCTATGATCTCCGCTACGCTAAAGCAGGGAACGGGCTATTCCACGGCTGACGATGGGACCCGCAGTCCTTCTTATGCGGCTGACACTACGATTAACATTCAGCTTCAAGGCATGAGTGAGGCTGAATTAAGGCAAATTAATGAGCTTAATCTTGGTGGCATTCTCCGTAAGGTTTATGCTGCCGGGGCACTCGCAAGTATGGATCGATCTACAGGTGACGGCGGCGATCTTCTCGTTATCAATTCTGTCGTATGGCTCGTTGTGCATGTTCTGGAGCAATGGCCCGACTGGTCTTCTGCCGTCATTCAGAAACAGGCGGACTAGATGGCCACCCCCACCGTTGCAGCTATGACACTTTCCATTACGGAGTACAGTGTCTTTGTAGCACTCCGGGCGTGGATCATCTCTGTACTCGGTTCTAGTGTAGAGGTAATACAGGAACTGGATAACCGCGTCCCTACTCCTAAGGGAGGGTTCGTGTTGATGAATTGCCTTAATCGCAAATCGTTGTCTTGGCCGGTTATGTCCTTCGTTGATAAAGATGCCGTTGGAACAATTCCCGCTGTGACAACGTTTATTAATACTCAGCCTATAGATTATGCGATCCAACTCGATTGCTATGGCCCTATCGCAGGTGATTGGGTCACGATGTTATCCACGATGTGGAACACCGAGCAAGCGTGCAATTTACTTGAGCCCTACGGCTTTGATCCTCTCTATAGTGGGAATCCCCACCAGATTGCATTTGTGGATGGAGAAAAGCAATATCAGCATCGGTGGGTTATGGACGTTCACATTCAGTACAATCCGGCTATTACTACCTCGATGCAGTTCGCGTCGTCGGCAGAGGTTGATATCATAAACGTTGATCGGAATTACCCGATCTAGGAGCAGGTATGAGCATTCCCGCGAGCGCAATCGTTTCCGTCACCCCGTCTGTTCTAAGCGCTGGTGGAAACCCGCTTGCGCTGAATGGACTTATCCTCAGTGATGCATTGGTGCTTCCAGTCGGTTCACCTCTGTCTTTCCCATCTGCCGCTTCCGTCGGAACTTATTTCGGTGTGAGTTCGACCGAGGCTGAGATGGCCGCTGTCTATTTCAATGGGTTCAATAATTCCAACACGAAGCCTGCAGCTTTGTTATTCTCTCGCTATCCCACGACCCCAGCCGCGGCGTTTTGTCGTGGTGGAGCAAGTGCCTTAACGCTAACTCAGATCAAGGCAATCCCAACTACGGCTTCCATGACTATGGTAGTAGATGGCGCGATTATGACGTGCACGGGTGCGGTATTAAGTGGTGCCACGAGCCCCTCTGATGCAGCTTCCATCATTACAGCTGCATGCACTGGATCAACTAAACCAACTGTCACCTACGATGCTAACTTTGGCGCATTTGTGGCAACCTCAAACACGACCGGGGCAATGAGCACTATCGCATATGGCATTGGGAATTTGGCCGATACGTTGTCTTTGACCAAAGCGTCGGGTGCCATTCTGTCTCAGGGTGCCGCGATTGCGGTGCCTGCTGTAGCTATGTCGGCTATCATCCCTCTTAACCAAAATTGGGTGACGTTCGCTAGCACATTTGAGCCCGTTATCGGAGACAAAGAAGCCTTTGCTAATTGGGTTTCCACGGGCGGCGGGCGTTTCATCTACGTAGCATGGGATACGGACGTCAGCTTTGGCGAATGGCTCGCGTTGAATAGCTCTAGCGGAACAGCCCCCATCTATGCGGATGCTGCCAATGGTCCGTTGCACGCGGCCTTCATCCTTGGTATCGGCGCTAGCATTGATTTCA